GTAGCTGATTAAAGGCGGCGATTGAGCCGCCGTGGAGGTTCGTTGTGAGCGATGGAAGAAGTAGTTGTAATCATTGGCGATAATGCATACACGATGAGCGAGGAACACGCAGAGGATCTGGTAGAAGTTGCAAAGGATCTCCTGCGCGGTCGCGGAATCTATGCGCTCAAGCATCAGAACATCTACGAACTGCGCAACGACCAGTATGCGACACATGGCGCACTTGCGGACAAGATATCGGAGTATCTGGGGAAGGGTATTCGAACGTTTTGGAAAGACAGATGATCGCTTTACTGACTTTGAGAATCATATGCACCTGTACGATGGCAGCTGCCTTTGCGGTGAACCTTGAAAGAGCGTTCCATGACAGAAGCTGTAATCACAGGGAGATAGCGTTTATAGCATCGCTTATTATCGCGGCAACAATCTTTTTGATCTGGAGGTAACCAATGGCAACAGCAAACGCAATCGATATCGTATTTAGATTACCTGATATAGCGATCCCGTGCGCTCTTGATGACGGCGCGTTTATGCCTGTTAAGGGACATTCCGATGACGCAGGAATCGACCTTCGTACTCCTGACGAAGTTGTTCTCCGCAGAGGAGAAAACGTATCTATCGACACGAAAGTCCACATGGATATTCCTTGCGGATACTTCGGCAAAATCGAAGGGAAGTCAGGACTGAACGTAATACACGGCATCGTTTCCCTCGGCGGTGTGATTGATGCGCACTATGCGGGAACTATCGTGGTTAAGCTGTACAATTTCGGCGATGAAGATTACCACTTTGAAGCGGGCGATAAGATCGCGCAGCTGATTATTCAGCCTTGCGCAACTCCGAAACTGGAACTGACATACATACAGGATGACTCTCCCCGTGGTGAAGCAGGATTCGGCAGTACGGGTAAGTAATGGCATCTGCGGATTTAATCAAAGCTGTCAACGGCTACGAAAACTACATACTGGAGAACGGAGTGACTGATGAGGTGGTGGATGCTTACATAATGGCGGCAAACACTGCCTTTTTCGATGAGCATGACGATGCTGCGGGCAGAAGGATCTCCAAACGCTGTCGCAGTCTGATTTCCAAGCAGATCTACGAAGGGACACTGGGTGCAGACCCTTGGTGGCTCGAAAAACAGGCATTTCTCCGTAACGAGTCCTACACGCTCCTTGATAAGTTCAATCAGGTTCTCCTCCTTGAAGCGCAGAACAGAGTGCTTGACAGCTATCTGCGGTATCTGGAGCATAAGCGTCTTCCGCAGGACAGATTTTATATGCCGAAAAGACCGCAGTTCCTCAAAATCGGACTGATACAGGCATTGCAGGACATGATTGATGACAAAGCGGACATCCTGTGCATCTCACTTCCCCCTGGAACCGGGAAAACTACTCTGAGCAAATTCTTCTTGTCTGGAGTCATCGGATGGTTTCCAAAGGACTACAACCTGTTTTTCTCGCACAGCGGTGACATTGCCAGAATGTACTATGACGGCGAGTATGACATCGTCAGTAACGAAGAAGAGTATGCATGGCATGAGATATTTCCTGACCTCAAGGTTACATCCACAAATGCGAAGATGCAGACTTTTAATGTCGGCACATACAAGCCGTTCCAGTCATTGCAGTGTACATCCCGTGGCAGCAACAATGCGGGTGTTGTCCGTGCAAGCAAGTTCCTGATGGTCGATGACCTGATAGCGGGCATCGAAGAAGCACTGAACAAGAATATCCTCGACAAACTGTGGGACATCTACGCAGTCGATGCCAGACAGCGGAAGGTTGACAAGTGCAAGGAGATTCATATCGCAACCAGATGGTCGGTCAACGATGTGATCGGCAGACTGCAAGTGATGTATCAAAACAATCCCAGAGTGCGGTTTATCGCTGTTCCGGACATCGATCCCGAAACTGGCAAGTCGAACTTCGACTATGAGTACAACGGCTTTTCTGTTGCGTTTTTCCACGATCAGGAACTCCTGATGGACGACATCTCCTACAGATGCCTGTACAAGCAAGAGCCGATTGAACGTGAAGGACTGCTGTATCACGAAGATGAACTGCGCAGATATATGATGCTGCCAGAAAGAGAACCTGACGCGATTCTCGGAATCTGCGATACGAAAGCAAAAGGATCTGACTTCATGTTCCTTCCGTGCTGTTACCAGTACGGCGATGACTATTACTGCGTTGACTGCATCTGCGATGACAGTTCCGACTTTGGTACTCAGGAAGAGAGATGCGCAAACCTGATCCTCAACAGGAATATGCAGCAGTGCCAGTTCGAATCAAACACTGGTGGTGACCGTTTTGCGGCGAACGTAATGAAAAGAGTCGCCGAAGCGGGCGGTCGTTGCAACATTACTACAAAGCCTACGGAAACGAACAAGGAAACGAAGATCATCGTCAACGCAGACTGGGTAAAGAAACACGTACTGTTCCCTGACAAGACACTGATACAGCCGAAATCCGACATGGACAGGATGATGAAGTTCCTCCTGACATACGCAGTGACGGGGAAAAATTCATGGGACGATGTTCCTGACGGATGGGCAATGTTTGCACTATTTGTAACCGGAGGAAAGCGCACTGCAACTGTTGAAGCTGTCTGGAATCCTTTTAGGGGGACGAGATGACTGAAGAAATCTGGAAAGATATTAAAGGTTTTGAAGGACTGTACATGGTCAGCAACCTTGGCAGAATCAAAAGGCTACCAAGGTACGTGAAGGTCGGCGGTGGTAGTAAGCGTTTGCTTGAAGAAACTATTCTCACTCCCGCAAGATGCAAAAACGGCTACCTTGAAGTGCAGATGGGTATTGGCAGGAAAAGGTACATCAGGTTATTGCACAGGGCTGTGGCAGAAGCGTTTATCGAAAATCCCCACAATTACCCACAGGTAAACCACAAGGATGAGGATATTACCAACTGCCGTGCTGACAATCTTGAGTGGTGTACTGCCAAGTATAACGCAAATTATGGAACAAGAAACGAACGTGCGCTTATGGCGAGGACGCTTGTTCCGGTCAATCAGTACGACAAGGTGGGGAATTTCATCAAAAGGTTCAACAGTATTGCGGACGCTTGCCGCGAAACTGGAGCAATGTGTGAATCGATAACAAGAGTGTGCAAGGGCAAACAGCACACTTGTTGCGGGTATGTGTGGGAATACGCGAATTCAAGGTAGGGACACGCTGATGTCAAGACGAGAACTGAATCTCAGAAAAGAGAAAATATCAAATGCTCGGTACAGGGAACTCAAGGCTTTCTGTGAGCAGTATGGTGAGTGGAAAGAGCGGCTGATATCTATGCAAGCGATATCCTCCGTCCAGTATTCGGATATGCCAGGGAATCCTAACAAAGGTGTTTCTGACATGACCGGAAGACAGGCGATTGACAGAATCGAGTTAGAGGAAAAGTGTAAACTCATCGAGGATGTCGCTGTTCTTGCGGGAGATGACCTTGCAAAGTTCATTATCGCCAATGTGTGCGATAATAAGAGCGTTATTTCGCTCAAACAGAAGGGACTTCGCATCGAACGCTCCGGATTCTACTACAAGCGGCGAAAGTTCTTCTGCATCCTCGATAAGATGAAAAATTAGTGCAAAATTCGGACTCACGGCGCATTTTTTCGGAATACAATACTATACTGAGCAGAGCGTAAATCATTATTGTGCTTCTTTTTGAATAACTCCTTTTTACAGTGCGTTGGCAGACAGCTGACGCACTTTTTTATTGCTATGAACAGACTGACTTTACAGGAACTCGTCAAGGGAAGATACGGACGAAAAATTGCATATGTCAACTATCAGGAGATCAACGAATCGAACGTTGTTGATGCGGTTGCAAAGACCATCGGCATCTTCAACTGGAACAAGCCGATTATCAAGTATCTCTGGGACTACAAGAACGGCGATCAGCCCGTACTGTACCGTCAGAAGGTTGTTCGTGACGATATCATCAACAAGGTAGTTGAGAATCACGCATGGGAGATTGTGCGATTCAAGAACGCTCAGACCTACGGCGAACCTGTCCAGTATATCAGCGTGTCGAAGAATGACGAAGTTAATCAGGCTGTCGATATGCTGAACAACTACGCTAAAGCTGCGGGCAAGCGCAGGAGCGATGTCAACAGCGGTGAGTGGACAAGTGCTGTCGGTACTGGATTCAAGGCTATCCAGAACGTGAATGGGGAAGTCCCCTTCCGGATCATTGCGCCGTCACCGATGAACACATATGTCATCTACTCGGAGTCAACCGATGAAGCACTGGCATCCGTGCAGGAACTGAAGGACGAGCAGAACCACAACTACTATCTGGTTCATACAGCGACACATGAATACCGTATCCAGAATGGTTCGTTGCTCCCGCTCGATGTGGTGGACGGCATTGAAGTCCGCTCCAGAGTCCATGCTTTTGGTGGTATCCCGATTATCGAGTATCCGAACAACCAGTCGAGGATTTCTGATATCGAACTCGTCATATCCATGCTCGATGCAATCAACAATATGCAGTCGAATAGGATGGACAGCATAGAGCAGTTCGTGCAGTCGTGGATCAAGTTCGTCAACTGCGACATCGATGAAGAAACCTTCAGCAAAATGAAGATGATGGGTGCTTTGGTTGTCAAGAGCAACAACGGCACGGAAAACAAAGCGGATGTCGATGTTATGAGCCAGGAACTCAACCAGACTCAGGCACAGGTCGCAAAGAAAGACCTGTTTGAGAACATCCTGTCCATCGAAGCTATCCCGAACAGGGAAGGAAACACTGGCGGTGATACTCAAGGGGCGGTTCAGCTGAGAGATGGTTGGGACTTTAGTAAGCAAGCAACGAAGTTAAAGGATTCTTACATCGAGGATGGTGACAGACAGCTTGCACTATTAATGCTCAATAGGTTACGCATCGCGTTTGGCAGAAGCGAAAGCCTGATTAGTGTATTGGACTTCGATTGCCAGATTAGCCACTCGCCGCAGGATAACATGCAGGTTAAAGCGCAAGTGTTCAAAATGCTTGCAGAAGCGGGTGTCCATCCGAAGATTGTTGCTGAAACTTGCGGACTGTGGGCAGACAGCGAGAAGGTGTATCTCATGTCGAAGCCGTACTTCGATGTGCTTTACAAGACTATCGATGAAGTCGGGAATGAGAATCCACAGGATGTTCCTGATGACAATGGCGGGAGTGACGCATAGCGGGGTAAGTTCCCGCAACTCCCGCTTGAGGATAAATCATGAATGATGCCTTGTCAGAGTTAGCCGAACAGCTTGCGAAAGAACAGGCTGAAGAGAATGGCGAACACTAATTTTGATGAACTGCATACCCTAGCGAAACCGGAGCAGAAAAAGCGAAAGTCGATACCGTTCGAACAGTACTTCGGCGAGATGGAGATCTCTGAAGAGCAGAAAAAGCGCAGAATTGCACTTGCCGAACAGATCATGATCATTTTCCTGATGTACTTCGTAAGATTCGCTGATGAGGACGATTACGGCGATTACGAAGCGATGATCGTTGAAAAGTTCACCGAAGTTGCGAACGGCTACATGGGGCTTGCGGTTGCAACGGCATATATTACAGACCATGCACGGAAACTTGCAGAAGAAGTAACAGAAGTCACTGAACGCAGAGCGGAAGAGGATGAGTACTGGACTTCGGAAGACAGGGCAACGCTGATTGCGGAAGAACAGGCGAACTACATCGCAGAATACGATGAACTGGTCGATGCGGTCAACGATGGATGCACATTAAAGACATGGCACACAATGCAGGACAACAGAGTACGTGATACTCACGTAGCTGTTGACGGACAGACGATCAGTATATTTGATCCGTTTGTATTAGACGGTGGCGAGTTGATGTTCCCAGGTGACGATTCCTTGGGAGTAGATCCCAGTGAACTGGTGAATTGTCGTTGCCACTGCTCATATACGTAATAAATCAAGCGCTCAGGATTCTGGGTGCTTTTTTTATATAAAAAATTCGCGGCAACAGCGGAAAGTTGCACCAACAGCAGATGCGAACTGCGGAATCAAAGCGTGTTGGACGGAGGTAAAGAATGACTAGAGAAGATGTAAAGAAACTGTTTCCCGATGCAACGGATGAGCAGATTACACAGCTGCTTAACCAGAACAACAGGGAGGTCAAGGCTGAGAAGGATAAAGCGGACGGCTACAAAGACAAAGCCGCTAAAGCGGATGCCCTTCAGAAACAGCTTGATGATGCGGCAAATGCCGACAAATCAGAGTTGCAGAAAGCACTTGATCGTGTTGCGGAACTTGAGAACGCAAACAAGATTGCGGCTCAGAAGAAGGATGCCATCGCAAACTTCAAGATTACTGCCGAACAGGCAGACAAAGTTGTGAAGGAAGACGGTTCGATCGATTACGTAGAACTCGGTCAGATCATTACCGCCAAGGAAGCCGCTGCCGCTTCTGCGAAAGAGAAAGAAATCTCTGATAAGTCAACTAATCCAGGCGGTGGCAGTGCAAGCGGGAACGAGGATACACGTACCGCTGCGGAAA